TCGACCGGAATGGGCCGTCCATCTTGGTCGCGCGCCATGTCACTCAAACCTTATGATGAAGAACAGCGCCATGAACGGCGGCATGTTGTTGTGCGCTCCATTGCCGCCCGCGCCATGGATCGCGATCTGGGAGGGGTGATGGTGGACGTTTTGGCCGGTCCCCGAGGCGCCGATCCAGGCCCCGGTGCCGCCGGCGTGGACGCTGGCGTGGGCGGCATGCGTGGCGACGAGTTCGTCGTGCAGAGTGAACCCAGCGCCAGGTTGAAGATTAACCCCGCCTCCAAGCGCCCTGCGCGACTGAGTGTGACCATGCGGGCCATCGCCATGGCCGTGTGCCGGATCGTGGAAGGGGTGGCCGTGGCTAGGGTCGCCGAGACCGTGCAGATGCTGCGGATCGTGGACGCCATGGGCGTGGTGCGGCATCTCGTGCTCGCTGAGGATGTGATTGATCGCGCCGCCCACTGCGGCCAGACCCCATGAGTGGCCTGCGCCGACGATGGTCCGGTCGACCAGATTGGGGACGCCGAAAGTAGCGAGGCCGTCGCCGCCGTGGCGAGCGCGCATCTTCGCGGCCAGAAGCGGCGCGTCGACGACGTTATAAATAGCGCCGTCGCAAAGCATGAAATTCGCCGGCCAGGTGTCGTCGGGCCAGCCGATGATGCCGCCGATCGGGACGGCCATGACGTTCAGTTCGCGCCGCAAGGTCGCGGCGAAATTGGGATCGTTGCCAAGCGCCGTCGCCACCCGCACGAAGGTGTTGAGCGCCGCCGGCGCGCCGGCTTGCAGGGTCGCCACCCCCTCTTGCACGCGCCGGCGAGTCCAAAACGCCGTCGGCATGGTCACGTCGTCGACCGTCGCGTCCGGCGTCACGCCCCTGATCACGGCGGTGAACGGCCGTGTGCCGTCGCGCCACACATATTGATCGGGGTTGAGGCCCGCTTCCTCGAGCGCCTCGCGGGCCGCTTCGACGTAACGCCGGTCTTCGGCCGTTTGCGCGGCGTCGCGCTCGGAGGCCTGCGCGGCGACCAGCGCCCGCTCCCAATAGGAGCGCGTCGCCTCGCTCACTCCCGGCGCGGCCGTGATGACCCAGTCGTCGAACGGCCCAGGCGAGCCGTAGGCGTTGAGAATTTTGACGAGGAGATAGCCGGTCGGCCGGTCGAAGGCCTCGACATAGCCGACCGCGAAATCGTCCGTCGTGCTCTGGCGCTGGACCGCCACGAATGGGGTCGGAGTGAACAGGTCGCGTTGCGGCCCTTCGTCGATCAAGAATTGAATGCGCCCGTCGGCGATCAACGCCCCCTCGGTGCTCGACCTCACCAACAGGAAGCCCAAGGTCGCGGCGGCGGTTATCTGCTCCAGGGCCGGCAGCAGCACCTCGTTGATGCGGGCGAGAGCCAACTCCTCGAAGCGGCGGATCGCCGCCTCGTAGTCGGCCCGCTGAGCCTCAAGGTCGCGCAAGCGACCTTCGATCGCCGCCATCGCCCGGCGCCAGGTCGGCAGGACCGGGTCGTTCGGGCTGATGGCGAACTGTTCGTCGAGACGACGCATTCGGGTCGGGTCGAGTCCTGAGGTGGGGCTCGTCAAGGACCGCGTCGTCGCCGCGCGAGTCGTCAACGCTTTGTCGACGACTGCGTTCATGGCGCTGGCGTTTCCTCGGCCGTGTGAATGGCCTTGGCGATCTTCTTCGCGATATCGCCGCGCATGATCTGCCGATCGGACGGCGAGAAGCTGCGGCCGGCGTAATGCACCGGTCGCCGCAATTGCACGCGGTAGTAGGCCTCGTCGGTGAATTCGGGGAGCGCCGGGGCCGATTTCGGCCGTTCGCTTCTGGGGCGCTCAGTCTTAGCGATGGCGCGTTTAGCCATGGGCGATTCTTCCCTGTTGCGGTTCCTCGTAGGTGTACGGTTCGTCCGGATCGAAGATCAGCTCTGGGTCCATGCTGAGCGACACTTGGACGCGCTCGGCGACATGATAGGTCGCGAGCACATTGTCGGTCGTCCCCTCGATGCGGATGCGGAAGCTGTCGATCTCCTCCTCCTCCGCGAACTCGAAGGTCAATCGGCGGGTAATCGCCATGGCGTCGCGGCGGTCAATCGAGTCGTCCTGAAAGACGGGAGCAACCACGTTGGTGTGATTGTCGCCGGTCAGAAGCCGAACCTGACATTGGTGATAGGGCTCGCCGCGCCAGGCCTCCAGGCGGATGTCGACAAAGACGACGTTGACCGGCGCCGGCAGATTTTGAACCGTCGAGATGTGGCGGAAGTCGGGGCGCGGGCGCCAGGTGTAGGCCCAGCCGTTCGGGCCGACGCCGATGCCCGGCATGACGTCTGTGGTGCCGGTCAGCACCACCCGGAACGGCAGGAGCGGCGGCAAGCCGTTCAGGGGGTTTGGCGAATCCGCGCTCGCCGCGCCCAACGGCGTCCAGAGCCCGTTGATCTGCACCTCGAAACTCGTATTGCAGGCCGGCGGGCGGATCGAATCGACGTTGATATCCACGGCCGCGATGCCGTTCTGCAATTCAAGCGGCCCAAGTTGAACGGCGACGCGCGGCACGTCGAACTCGGCGAAGTTGAGCTGGAACGGAATGTCGCGCTCGACGTCGCCCATCGCCCATCCCGCCGGGGTTCCAATGAACAGCATCCCTTGAGCGTACTTGTTGCCGAGGATGGTGGCGGCGAAGTGATTGCCGGCGGTCTGCAAGACGATAGCGAACCGCTTGCCTTGGGTCAGGAAGGTGGGGACGAAATTCGCCCGCGTGTGCGCCGGAAAGGTTCGCAGGTCCAACGCGTTGACAACTGTCCGCGCCACCACGCGGTCGAACTCCGGCGCGCCATGCGCGGTCTCGACGATCAGCACATGGATGTCGCCATCCGCCGCGGCGCGGGTCAGGAAGAAATCGACGCTGGTCAGCCACCCGTCCTGCGCGTTGAGGAAGGTCTCGGCGATCGTCGAGCCCGAAAGGCTGTGCGTGGTGACGATCCGATCCCAATAATACTCCTCGACCTCGTCGACCCAGAATTGCTGCAAGCGGTAGTGGAAATAGTCGGGCGTGTACTGCACCCCGTCCATGATCTGGAAGGTTTCGCCGGTCGCCGGCCGATAGAAGACGTTCCGGATCGGGTCCCAGGTCAGGTTCATGGTCCCGCCGTCGCCGTGCTGGTCAAACCAGAAGACGGTGTTGCTGCACCACATGAACGGCGTTCCATAGCGAATCCGCATGCGGGTCTTGGTCATCTCGATCCATTCGGTGACATGCCACTCGAATTGACTGATCGACATTTCGCCGTCCTGACCAAGCACGCTGAGCCGGGGGACTTCCGTGTAGTGCGGCAACATAAAGTTGTTTTGAACGATCACCGTCTGATCGAATTGATTGAGGAGCGCGATTTGGGCCTCGCGCTCCGCCGCCGGCGGGAAGCGGACGCCTTCCTCGATCTTCGCCAGCCAATCGACATGACGGATGTCGGAATAGTGGTCGGTGAGAAAACGATCGGCTGTCCAGGCGGTGTAATCGACCGGGATCTCCAGCCGCTCCATCACCCGCGCCATGTCGCGCGCGAGATCGAGCACGAAGTTGAGCCGCGCCGTGCCGCGAAGGCGCGACGCCAGATTGGCGAGGTCCGACCCTAGCGTGTCGAGCCGGGCGCCGATCCGGGTGCGCCAGGAATCCATGTCGTTGGCGCGCAGATTGAGGTTGAACAGCGACTCGGCGCGATGCTCTTCCGCCGGCGTGATCGAGACGATGCCGGCCGGGCTGAGAAGAACATAGGCGACTGCGGTCACATTGGCGGCGATCGCCGGCCGAAGCGGGTCGGGGCCCTCCTGGCCGAACACCGGCGCGTGATTGACGTGCCGCCGGGACTCGGTCGAGACCACGCGCGCGACCGTCGCCCGCGACGTGGCGTCGGTGATGAAGGTCCGGGGCTCCGTCTGAGTGTCGATATCTTGACCCCAGACCGAGATCGTCGCCCAGCGGCGGGTGACGACCGGCAGGTAGCCGAGGAAGTCGATTTCCGCCCCTGGGTCGTCGGCGAGAAAGAAGAACGGCCCGGCGGACGAGTAGAGCCGCCCAGGCCCAAGTCGCACCGTGCTCGGGCCAAGCTGAGCGACGGGGAAGCCGGCGAAAGACGAACCCGGCCCCAGGTCGCGCAGCATTTCGTCGAAGGTCTGTTGCGGGAAACGACCGAAATTGTTGAAGTCGTCCTCGGTGACCTTCTGCCAGTCCTGGATTCGCACCCTGCGCAGCATCGTGGTCTCCCTTAGAGCAAGCTCGGCCGATGTTCGGCGAAGGTCGTGTTCACGCGAATCGGGTCGCCGAACGCCAGCGGATGAACCACGGCGAAATCCGCCAGCACCTTGTCGCGCAGGGCCTTGCTGGCGACAATCGCACGCATGGCGCGGTCGAAGTCGCTAAAATCGTCTGGCGCCGCGAACGATTCGGCCGCCGCCGTCTCGCCGGCGAACCAGGCCGGCCAAGGCTCGCTGGTGATGAGATCGATCATCAGCTCGGCGTGATAAGGCGGGAAGCCGACGCGATCGATGCCCACGAAGCTGACGCCGTCGGTCATCGGCACGGCGACCGCCGGGTCCATGAGATAGATGCGGTCGGCCAACATCTCGTAGGCCTCGCGCCCATGGCCGGCGTAGCGATCGTCGGAGTGGTCGTTGACATAGAAAAACGGCCCGGCCTCGCCGACGTCGCTGTCCCGCTCGAATTGCACGTTGATCGGGTCGAGGCCCGGCGCGATCGTCGACAGGTGCAATTCCGAGGTCACATGATCGTACGAGCCGTCGAGTTGGAAACTGTAGATGCGCGGCGCGAGTTCGTCGGCGTCGACAAACCGCTCGTCGCTAACGTGATCCTCGCCGGCGACGAAGGCCGCCCCGGCGAGGCCGGGAACGGACACCCGCTCATAGTCGATCGTCTCGCGCGCTTCGACGCGCGTGCGCCACTCGACCATGCCGAGGTATTGATCGGGCTGGCCCGGCCGGCGGAGCACCGCGCGGCGGCCGTACAGCGCCGGCCCGTCGTCTCGACCGGCGGCGTATTTCCCGACAATGCCGTCGCCGGCGAAGAACTCGCTGACCGACTTGCCGACGCCGTGCGCGAGTTGGATGCGCAGCTCCGGCATCTGGCGAACCCAGGCGTCCCACTCGTCCTTGGTCATCGAGGGCGAGGCGAAGAAGCCCTGCGGCGGGGCCAGGACCTCGAGGAGGTTGTATCCGCCGGTAAAGTCCCGGCCGGTCGTTCTGAGCGCCATCTCGATGCCGGCTTGGGTCCCGCGCAGCGCCTGGAAATGCCATTGGTTGGCGGTCCATTCGCGCTTGGTGTGCTCGGCCCAATCGTCATCCCACAGACGCGCCTGCATCGCCCAGGCGAGAACCGGAAGGTTTTGGCGCGAGATCGCCCACGGATCCCATACGTCCGCCACCGCCTCGGCATAGAGCGCCGTCAGCCGCTCGGCGTCGACATCGGCGAGCGCCTTCTCCAGCCCGGTTGCGGCCCGATAGAGAAGCTTGGCGCCGTGATGCTCGCTCATTCGCGCCGCCCCTTGCGGTTAAGCACGATGTCGGTCACCTGGACGCATTCGGTCAGGTCGACGGCGACGGTGGCGGCGGGCTCGACGATGCGAATGTCGGCAACGCCGTTCACCCTCTCGGCGGCGGCGGCGATCGCCATGCGGGTGTGATCGAAGCCGAGCCAGGCCTGATTCGCCACCAACTCCTCGAGGCTCTGGCGCAAGGTCTCAAACGCGACCAGGGCGTCGGCGCCGGGAGCCTGCCACACGTCCAGCTCGTAGCGGGTTTCTTCCACCCGGGGGCCGACGACCGAGACGATGTCGGTCAGGCCTTTGCGGCTGTGAGCGTGGACAAAGGCGCGCACCGCCAGCAATTGCGTTTGCGTCGGCACCGGGTCGGCGGCCGATCGCATGATCGTGATCTTGACCCGCCCGGTCCCCTCGACCGTCGTCGCCGAGGCGTCGTGAAGGGTCCGGTCGGCCGTCAGCGCCCAGAACACATAGGCCTCTTCGGTCCCATGCGGGCTCAACGTCGCCGGCGAAAGCCAGATCCGCCGGCGATAGCGCTCGTCGTCTTCGTCCGGGAGGCGCGGGACGCCGCCGGGATAGCGGGAGGCGATGGCGTCGAGATCGCCGCCGACCGCGAAGGCCAACGTGACCGACCGCGCCGCCTGGTTGACCCGATTGCGCAGGAGGAGCTCGAAATAGGTCGAGGACTCCTGCGTGATCTTGATCGGGTCGAATTCGAGCCCCTCGACGTCATAGACCGCGCCGGCCGGCGGATCGTGCTCCTTCCACAGCTCGACGAACCGCTCCATCCGGCCGTCGAGAATCGCCTCCGCGTTCAGCGCCTCGATGACGTCGAAATGCGGCAGGGCGTTCGGGTCGAGGACGCCGAGGCGGTTCATGTCGCCTCCCACTGCCCGCCGCCGCGGCCGATCAGGCCGGCCGAACGGCGCGCCTCAGGCGTGAAGTCGCCAAGATGGCCGCGCGGGCGGTAGACGCCCTCGATGCGGTTGGTCATCTGGCCGGCGCGCAACTCCTCGACGCTGGTGAGACTGCTCTCGTCCTCGCGCTGCGCGATCCGAACCCGTGTCACCCGATAGTTCGGCTCCCACAATTCGATCGACGAGGCGATGGCCCAAAAAAACCGAGTGATGACTCGCCGGATCGCCGATTCGCCTAAGATGTGGGGAACAAACGAGCCGACCCAGCGGCGCAGCACCCGCTCGTGGAAACGGGTCATCAGGATCGTCTCAATCGACTGCAACACGTGCGGCCAGCCGAGCAGAATTTTGCCGGTTCGCCGATCGATGCCGACGCGCCCCGGCGCGAGCAGGAGTCGCCCGCGTCGAAGGTCCGGCCACAGATCGTCGACTTGCGCGCGGCTATTCA